TAAGTGGAATGTTGGTAATAGTTTATCTTTATCTTTTACTCGTTCTCTCATATATAAATAGTTTTCCCATGTTAATTGAGGGGCTGCTTTTCTTTCTTCTATTGTAGGAGTTCTATCAAATCTACCAGGTATATTATCGACGCAGGCAAATAATTCTAAATGCTCTGTATAAGTGTTTATGAAGTTTATATAATCCTCTACATCTAATACTACTCCTTTAGTCCATGCAGTGAATGCTCCTGAGTCAATAAATAACTTATGATAAGTATCTGCTTCTACATTAAAGTTAATCCAGTTCTTAATACAACTTCTCTCGGTTAATTGTGAATATAGTTTACAACATCCTCGGTTGTGTAGTTTTTCTTGAGTATCTTTTCTAGCTCCTCCAGCTAAATATAAATCAAATGCCATTTTATCTACCTCCTTCTTACATATAATATATAAATAAAAAAGCGACTTTGTTAAGTCGCCTTTAATTATTTTTTATATATAATTGGGTCTGTTGCTCCATTAGCTTCAAATGCTTTTAATCTATCAATACAAGTTCCGCATTCTCCACAACTCTCTGCTGTATCTTTATAACAACTTCTCGTCATCTCATAAGGTACATTCATCATAAGTCCAGTAAATACTATATCTGCTTTATTGAAATTAGTAAATGGTGCTTCTACAAATACTTTCTTATATGTTCCTATATTTATTGCTGAGTTCATTGCATTTATAAAATCAAAACTACAATCTGCATATGCATCTCCAGCTGAGTCATCAGCATGATTAGCTATCAATATTGCTGCTTCTTCATATTCAGTATCTTCAATTAAACTATATGCTATTGCTGCTACACTTGATAACATTAATCCATTTCTAAATGGTACATAAGTATTAACTTTACCTTCTTCTTTTATTTGCTCTGCATAACTTTTATCTTTTATTTCCTGAGTACTATCTTTTAATAATGCGCAGTTACTGAATTGTAATATACTTGATAAATCTATTATCTTATGTTCTACTTGATAATACTTAGCTATCTTTTTAGCTTGCTCTAACTCCATTGAATGCTTTTGCCCATAACTTACTGATATAGCCACTACGTTTTGGAAACCATATTTTCTTACCGCTACAGCTAATAAAGTAGTGGAATCTAATCCACCACTTAATAATAATACTGCTAATGTTTTACTTTTCATATATCACCACTCCTTATTTAAATAATTGATATGCTTCTTCTCTTAATGCGTAATTTTCTTTGAATTTACCTCTTAATGTTGCGCTTCTAGTTACACTACCTCTTGATTTAATACCCCTTGCTGTCATACAACTATGCTCACCTTTTATCATTACTAATATATCATCTGTATTTAATATCATTTGTAATACATCTGCTATTTCTTCTCCTATACGTTCTTGTAATTGTAATCTCTTACCAACCATCTCAGCTATTCTAGCTAATTTACTAAGTCCTATTACTTTACCGTTTGGTATATAAGCTATATTAACTTCCATATTATACATTAATGCTAAGTGATGTTCACAATAACTGAATATAGGTATATGACTCATTGCTACTAAATCATTATTATCTGAGTAAAAACATTTGTCATATTTCTCCGCTAATTCTTCATTTGTATAATTCATTCCTTCAAATACTTCTTCATACATTTTAGCTACTCTCTTAGGTGTTTCTATTAAACCTTCTCTATTAGGGTCATCTCCTAATGCTACTAATATCATTCTTACTGCTTCTTCAATCGCTTTTTTATCTATCATAATCTTATACTCCTCTCATATTAGGATTCCATATTATTTTGTGTAACTGTACTTGTACTGTAACATCTTCTAAGTTATTTTCTAATACATATTCAACTAACTCGTGAGGTTCTATCATTCCAAATACAGGTGAAACATATACTCTACATCTTAGCTTATAATTCTGTATAATCTCTTTCATTCTGTTTAAATCTGATATACTTCCTACTACGAATTTTAATACATCTTGCTCTGCTAATATTTCTAAGTTATTTGTATTCATTAAATGTTCCATTCCACTTGCTCCGCATTTATAATCCATTGTGATTATATTTGCTGGACATTCACTTATATCAATACTACCATTTGTTTCTACATTAACTTCTATTCCCATTGCCATTAAGTCTATTATTAAATCATTTGTATAAGGGTCTAATAAAGGTTCTCCTCCAGTTAATGTAACTCTAGTACTTTTTAGCTCTAATACTTGTTCTACTATATCATTTATTGTCATTAGTGTATATTCATTACCTTCACAAGCATATCTTGTATCACAGTATTTACATCTTAAGTTACATCCATTTAATCTTATGAAAGTGACAGGAAGGCCTGTTCTTACGCCTTCTCCGTCTATACTCTTAAATATCTCATTAACCATAAATAAATGTTCCATATTATTCAACCCTCCATATTGCGCTATTATTTGGACTTTCTTCTACTATTACCTCATAAGCCTCTACCCATATTCCATCAAATACACCAGTTAATTCATCTGCTATCCATTTACTTATATTCTCTGCTGTTGGATTAAAATCAAATATATCATTTAAGTTTTGATGGTCTAATCTTTCGTGTATTCTTTTCTTAATATGAGTGAAATCCATTACCATACCATAATCTGTTAACTTATCACTTCTTAATGTAACTGTTATTATCCAGTTATGCCCGTGAAAGTTTCTACATTTACTTTCATAAGGTAAATCTAACTTATGCGCTCCTGCTACTTCTAATTTTTTACTTAAATAGTACATATTGTACCTCCTTTATTTTATTTTTCTTACACTTAATATATAAGATAAATCTTAATATTGTTAACTATATTTTTAAATTTTCTCCATACCAACGTTTAGTTACTTCTATATCTGTTTTCATTTGTATAGTGAAGAATCCATCTACTATATGAATCATTATATATTCTAATCGCTCAGCTACTGCCTTTGCATTCTCTTCTGGACATATTCCTATAACCTCATCATGTACAGGTATTATTAGCTTATAACCTAATTTTCTTAGCTCTTCATCTCTGTATATTTTATTCATAGCTATTTTAGTCATATCAGCTGCACTACCTTGTATTATACTATTAACACACTGACGTTCAGCATCTGCTATCTTTCCTCCATTGTCTATTATTTCATAACCTTCCTCAGCTGCCATTTGTCTTACTTTATCCTTAGCTTCTCTACCATAAGCTTTATTCATAAGTTTTAAATACTTATAATATACTTCATCAGGTACTTCATCATCTAAGTTTGCATTAAAATCTAATGGATTGAAGTTAGCTGTATTTGCTCCTCTTTTACATTTCATTTCTATAGGGTCTAATTGCATATCTTCAAGTCTTCTTTTTCTACCCCAAGCTGTTTGTACAAATCCATAATCTCTAGCAAAGCTTTGTGCAAAGTCAACAAACTCTTTAACTTTAGGGAATCCTCTGAAAAAGTCATTTATTAAACTTTGTGCTTCTTTAGGACTTATATTTAATAGCTCAGCAATACTAGCTGTTCCTCTACCATACATAATACCTAATAATATAGGTTTAACACTCGTTCTTCTCTGTTTACCGTCTTCATTTACACTTCCATCAAGTCTAAACTCTTTGCATTCTTCATAAGGTACTCCATATATTTTACTTGCTATAGTACTATATAAATCTTTATTATCTCTATATGCTTGTAACATATTTTCATCTTTACTCATATGTGCAAGGCATCTAGGTTCCTGTTGAGAGAAGTCGCCTCCTACTAATACATAACCTTCCTCAGCTATAAACATTTGTCTTATATCATGTCCTGCGTCTATTACAGTTCCATCACTCAGCTTTTTCTTTTTAGAAGGTATATTTTGTAAGTTAGGGTCACTACTACTAAAACGTCCTGTTTTCGCTCCATACTGATTAAAGTTTGCGTGTAGCTTACCTGTACTCTTACTTATATGTTCAGGTATTGCATCTATATAAGTTGTTAATAATTTACTCATTGCTCTGTACTCTAATATTGCTGTTACAACTGGATGTTTAAATGTTTTTAATATTTCTTCTCCAGTACCTCTCGGCTTTCTTTTATCACTACTTACAAAGCCTAATACATCATAAAATAATATAGCTAATTGTTGACTACTTGCTATATTAATATCTATTTCTCCATATGAATTTAATAACTTAGCATACTTAACATTATCATATGCTTGTAATGCTTTTATCTCAGGATGTAGTTTCTTAATCTCTTCTTTGAATAACTTCTCTGCTCTATTCATATAAGCTGTATACTGAGTTTTTAATCTCTTAGCTAATTCTATATCTATTGCTACTCCTTGACATTCCATTTCAAATACAACTTCTATTAATGGCATTTCTATATTTCTAAATACCTCAGCTACTCGCTCCAAACCTTTACTCTTATTATATTTACCTTTAATATCTAAATACTCATATTGAAATAAATATAATTCATAAGTCATTATTGCATCAAATCCTGCGTACATATAACCTACATCAGGAGGTATTTTATTAAATTCAATTCCATTAAATAAACTATTAAAGCTCGCTACCTTAGCATCTTCATCTGCTCCAACAATATATTTCTGATATAATATTTTTAATCCGTGAGGTTCATTTTCATTTAATAAATACCCTGCTATCATAGTATCCCAATAAGGTACTATCTTCGCTCCAATCATATGTTTTATTACGTGCATATCAAACTTACTATTATGAAGTATATATTTAATTCCTAATTCACTCCATTTATTCAGATACTCTTTTATTATATTCCTATCCATATTTACTGTCAATAAGTTATTAGTCATATAACTATAATGCTCAATAGGAATGTATATACCTTTTTCTCCTGGAGTATATAAACATATACCTGCTACTTTACCGTCTATTCTATCTAAGCCATTTGTTTCTGTATCGACTGAGATAACACCATTCTTTATTACCATTTTACTAAACTCAGCTAAACGTTCTTCTGTAGTTACTAATTCTAATTTATCTAATTTATCTGCATATACTACTTGTGACTGAGTTTTAGCTAATTGTACTTTGTCTTTCATACTTTTAGGCACTACATTCGCTGTGCTAACTTTTTTCTCTTTTTTCTTATTGATTATATCCAATGCCTTCTGAGTATTTTCTTTTTTCTTATTATGCTTACTAAATACTTTGTTCATCTTTGACATGACATCACCTCTATTAAATATATAATAAAAAAGAGGACTTTGTTAAGTCCTCTTATAATTAAAAGTTATCTGTACTTCTTTCTCTTCTTCTACGTCTTGGTGCTTCTTCATAACTATCTTGTCTTCTTCTAGGTGCTTCTTCCTGAGGTTCTTCTTTTTTACTTCCTTGTTTAAATGTTCCATCTAATATATCATACATTTCCTCAGCACTTGCTTTTATTATTAATCCACCTTCTAATTCTTGTTTTTCAGGGAAGTCTTCTAATGTTGCATTATCAACTGGTAAAGCATATAATTCATAAGTTGTTCCTGTATCTCCTTTTTTACCATGTCTTTCTATATCAAATGCTTGTTTAACTAAGCTTCCATATCTATTTATAAAACTTACTATCTTAGGTATAAAGTTTTTACCTCTTTCCCATATTTTAACTTTGTCTTCATCTTCATCATATAATTGTAAGAATAATTTTTCTTGAGGTCTATTACCTGCTTTACATAATGGACAATCATCTTTATGCATTCTACCTTCATCATCTACTGCATTACAAGCTACATATCTTCTTTTACCGTCTATCTCAACTTGATGCACTAAGAAGAAATCTATATCTGCTCCATCTGGGTCTTCATATAAAAATCTTACTCTTGCAGTATCTCCATCATCTTTTAATGTGAAGTATTCGCTTCCACCATTATTAGTATATTTACCTGCATTTTTTATATTTAATTTAGCCATATTAGCTACCTCCTCATTTTTTATTTATTTGACTTACACTTAATATATAAAACTATTTATTATTTTGTTAACTTATTTTAAATCTTTTTTATTGACATTTACTCCATCCACAATTAAGGCATATGTTACAACCTCCAGTGGATGCCATTTGCTCGCCACATTCAGGACATTTACTAATATTTTCTTTAACTTCTTCTTTAACTTCTTGTTTTGCATAATGTTTCTCCTCTTCAAATTCTTTCTTTAGTTTTAATAATGCATTTGCTATTGCTCCTGGACAGCAAGTTCCTGGACTTGTATCTTTCATCATTTTACTTCTTACTATATATGAAGGACAAGCAACTGAAGATTTTAATTGCTCAGCTATTTCTTCTACACTTGTTCCTTTTTTAGCTAATAAACTAATCATTCTACTTAAACCTACCATAAAGCTATTGCAACCACCTGTACTTCCTTTATCTAAGAATATATGACATAATTGCCCTGTTTCATTATGGAAGTAAGCTGTTACCCATAAGCTTCCACAACCTGTTTGTAATTTAGTACCTTTAGCTGTACATTTTTCTATAGATGTATCTATTTCTTTAACTTCTTCTTGTTGCTCAGCTTCTTCTTTATTAGTACTTAATATAGGTATTCTAGCGCAACCATCTCTAAATATAGTTAAACCTTTACAACCTGCTACCCAAGCTTGATGATATAGTTTAGCTACTTCTTCTACTGTTGCCTCGTTATTTAAGTTAACTGTTGATGATATACTTGCATCAATAAATCTTTGCCATTGTCCTTGAGTTAATACTCTGTATTCAGGATTTAATATTCCTGCCCATACTACATATTCAGGTATTTGTTCTTTATTCTCTTCATGTTTCATAGCTTCTAATACTACTGGGTCTATTACTTCATAATAAGTATCTTCTCCGCCATTTAAAGACTTTGTTTTTCTCCAATACTTGTAATTAAACATTGGCTCTACCCCGCCAGTTACTTGTAACATTGTTGATATACTACCTGTAGGTGCTATTGTAAATAACTGACTATTTCTTAATCCATGGTCTTTAATATGATTTAATATAGCTTGACTTATAGGTAAGTTTTGTATGAAATTACTTTCTAATATTCTATCTTCATCATACATAGGGAATGTTCCTAATTTCTCAGCTATTTCACTACTTGCTAATAATCCACTATCTACTAAACCTGTTCCTATTGTTTGTATTATTTTAAGACATCTTTCACTACCATATTGCACTTTCATTTTAATAAGCATTGTTCCAAATCCCATTATACCTAAACCTATTTGTCGCCAATCATTAACTGACTCCTGTTGTATTTCTAATGGATGTAAACTTAACCCTTCATCTAATACTTCATTTAATGCTCTTATACATTTCTTAACATCTGTTCTAAACTCAGCTAAGTTAAAAGCTGCTTTATCTGTATATGAGTTCTCTACATACTCAGCTAAGTTAATTGCTCCTAATAAACAACTTCCTCCTGCTGGTAATGGTTCTTCTGCACATGGATTAACTCCTGCAAACTCGAATTCATTATGTTTTATATACTCACTTAATAAGTTATAGTTATTAATTGTATCCCAATATAATATTCCAGGTTCTGCATAGTCCCAATTGTTCTCAGCAAGTTTCATAAATAATTTATATTGTAATGATTCTTTATCTAATACTTTCTCCATAAACTCGTCATTTACTCTTACACTTATATTACAACCTTCTAATTTATCTGTATTCTTTTTAGCATCAATGAAATCTTCTATATCAGGGTGATTACAATCCATTGATATCATTAAAGCTCCGCGTCTACCTTCTTGTCCTATAACACTTGATACATTACTGAATGTTTCCATAAATGAAACTGCTCCAGTAGTTGTTTTAGCTGCATTATTAACTGCACTTCCTTTAGGTCTTAGATTACTTATATCTATTCCTACTCCTCCTCCATATGAGAAGGTTCTCGCTAATTGTTTTGCTGTTTCATATATTCCTTCTATACTATCAGGTACTTTTTCTAATACATAGCAGTTTGAATAAGTTACTTTTCTGCCTAGTTTGTCTAATCCTCTGTTAGCTAATATTCTTCCTCCAAATAAAAATTTCTTTTCTTTTATTAGTTCTTTTACTTCATTATTACCATTACTTACTCTGTCTAGCCATTCTTCAAATGACTCATCTTCGAATTGATATTTGTCTTTCCATATTTGTATTCCTAGTTCATTGTCTTTGCCTAGCCAATCCTGTATATTCATATTTATCCTCCTTATTTTAAACTGTAATTAATATATATGAAAAAATAGGAGTTTGTTAACTCCTATTTAAAATATCTTTCGCTACTATTATGCCCATACTAGCTGCTGTTGTAAGTCCTCTGCTCCAACCACTACTATCTCCTATGCAATATAAGTTATTCATAGAAGACATGCAATTCTCATCAATAGCTATTTTATTAGCATGAAACTTAGCTTCAGGTGCGTATAGTATTGTATTATCTCCATTTATTCCAGGCGCTAATTTATCTAATAATTCAATAGCTTCTAATATATCTATCATATGTCTATAAGGCATTACGCTTGTTATATCTCCAGCATATGCTTTTATAGTCGGTTTAATATCTAAGTCTTTTATTCTTTGCTCAGTACTTCGTCTATTTAATTTAATATCTTTTAAGCTCTGCATTATTACTTGCCCTTTACCTAATGAGTTCATTGCTTGTATTAATGGGTACATATAATCTTCTAAAGGATTTGGAGTATCTTCATTAAATGTTCTACTCACTAGTAATGCAAAGTTAGTATTCTCTGTTTTATTATTAGCATATGCATGTCCATTAGCTAAATATAATTTATTGTCATAACTTTCTATTGAAACATATCCTCCAGGGTTTGTACAGAATACTCTTGTAGTATCATTAAATCTTCCTTTAAGATATAGTTTAGCTTCATAAAAATTCTCATTTAAATAGCTCATATACTCGTTTAATGTTTCTACCCTAACTCCTATATCAACTCGCCCTGTCTTCATGTTTAAACTCAATTTATTTGCGAAATATCGCATAAGTTTATTACCACTTCTACCCATAGCTAATACTACTTTATCTGTTGTTATTTCATTATTAATTATAAATCTGTCTTTCTCTTTGCTCAGCTCTTTAACTTCATAATTAGCTTTTATAGTTACTCCTTTAGATAATAAATAGTCTATCATTCTCTGATAAACTATTCTACTATTCTCTGTACCTAAATGAATTGTTAAACAATCTGCTAATTGTATTCCTGGTTCATTTATTGTTATATTAGGTTTATATTCTTTTGATTTAAATTCATTTAAACCGAATTGCTCATATATATCATAGACTTCTTTGAGTTGGCAAGCTATTTGATACTCACTAAATATTTCATATAAATCTCCTCCAACTCTTCCTGTTACATCAAAGTTAAGTTTACTATCACTAAAACTTCCTGTACCGCCAACTCCATTTGATATACTACATACTTTACATTTTTTACAAGGTGTTTCATTATTTACAAAGCATTTACGTTTGCTCAGCATAGGTCCTTTATCAACTAAAAGAATATCCTTTGTAGGATATCCTTTATTTACTAACTCTATTGCTGTGAATAATCCGCCTAC